GCAAATCCGCCGAATCCGATATTTCGCTTCTTAGAATTTTCTCCAACAAATAACCCTGTTAAATTCTCTACTGTTTTATTTTTACCTGCTATTTTTGTAACTAAATTTAATAAATTCATTCTTTCCACCTCTTATCAACTGTTTCTTTTAAATTGTTAATTTTATCAATTAATTTTACAATAATTTCTTTTAAATCAATAATTTCTTGCTTCAAATCGCCTGTCATATACTTAATTAAGAATATCAATGCTCCTGCAAGAACACCAACAACACCTAATTCCTGAACCATCTCACCCATTATTTATAAAATCCCATTAATGCAATTACTGTTGCAAAAAATACAAATACCAAAGTCATTATTCCATTAATCTTAGAAATCTTTTGCTCGTTATCTTGCACCTTAACACTAAGGTCATCAAGTCTTTTTATTATTCGCTCTGTATCCGATTTAATCGCCTTAATCTCCGTTTCAGTTCTACTCAATTGGATTAATACCTTGTCCCTAAATTTTGTATCTTCAACACTTTTCATTTAATAAACTCCAATACCATTATGTTTATTCCCCTTGCCAAGATGAATAAAGGTTTTAGAAATTGCAATATCTTTAAAAAATCCCATGTCTAAGGCGTAATAAAGAAAAGAATAGCGTTTATATCGGTCTTTTAATGATATATCCACAGCCAAGCCGTGAGTGTGTTGATTCTTTGAATTAGGCGAAACTTCTGCATTATATTTTTCACATCGATAAGCAGAATTTACCTTAAACCCAAATCCACATTTATCTCTGAGCAATTGCAGTTTCTCCATAAAGGTCGAATCCATATTACAAGCCCCACAGCAAGAACACTCTAATTCACTTTTTTTGAAGTTCTTTGTCATCTTCTTTTTTATCTAATTCTTGTAACACTTCAATTTTACCGACTGTTTTCCAGTATTCCTGCTCAATTAACTTTAATTTATTTTGCAAATTCTCTAACAATGCTTTATCCGACTGTTTCACCCTTACCCTTATCAGTTATTTCTGTAAATGTATGCACAACAGGAGCAGACCTTTTAGTTTGTGTCTGTAAATGAGTTTCAATTGCTGTTTTAATCGTTCTCTTTGTAGCAGTAGCAGAAGTAGAAGTATCTAACCAATCATGGTAATTACCATCTGCATCAGTTACACCAAATACCCACCCAATAAAGGTAGAGCCATTCATCTTCTTTTCCATTCTAACGATGTTACTCGCTCTTGCTTGTGTTCTTGTGAAGTTTGCCATTATACTGCTCCCCATGATGAACCATTATAAAAATTCAATACATTAGTTGTCGTGTTATAAATGACTAATCCAGCTGCAGGTGATGAAATTGCATCTCTTTGTGCAGTTGTCATTCTTGGGGGTAAAAATCCTTTAACTGTCGAAGTTATATCAAGTAATGCTGTGGAGTTAGGTGCTGATGTGCCTATTCCTATACTACCATCTCCCGAAAATGTCATCTCTTTTCTTGAATCAGTATCGTTATACATAGTAAGTCCGCCATCAAGCAGTCTGAAACTATAACCATCGATTGCAATATCCGACCTTGTCATTGGGATTATAGCTCCTGTGCCTGAAATATCAAGGTTTAATTCACTTGATTCAACAGTACCACCAACCCCGATAGATTGCATCATTCCACCAAGCATATTATACCTCTACTATTCTTACAGAACCTGTCGTGGTAGAATTAGAAATATAGTTAAACTTAACTGTATCACCTAATCCACGAGGTACTGTTAAAAATGTTAATGTATTCGCAGGTAATAATAAATCGTCTGCATTTGATACATTTATATCCGTATCTGTTGCAGTAAACGAGAATAATATCTCAACGGCTGAATGAATTGCTAATTGTGCAGTATTTGCACTTATTGAAAAATGTGTCGTGTTGGTATCGTCTGCGTTTGAACCTGCAGTTCCTGAAGCTGAAACAGTCCATTCACCACCCACACCTGTTGATGCGTTTAGTGCTTCTATAACTGATTTTTTTCTGAAATCTGCCATTAGTCGCTCACTTTCTCAACGGTGTAACCTTTAGCTTCATATACTTTCGCATAATCACCCAAATCATAACGATAAATTACGCTCTTTGGTTTCGTTATTTTATATTTAACAGGCTTTTTTACTTTTGCCTTTTTAGAATTTTTGCTTTTAGCCATTACTTTAAATCCTTATTTGTATGGTTTTTTGAGTGTCCCCTCTCCAAAACCTGAAAATGAGCCGAAATTATCAACCCCTTTTCCTTGTTTATTCCGAATAATCCGATCACTAACTTCTTGCATATAATCCATATATTTCATTGGCTTGTTTTTATAATATGCTTTTTGACCTTTGTCTTCATCTTCAACTAATTTGAGGTTATTATTCGGATCAAGTTGAACACCAAAATCTTTATTATTTAAATTTCCTATATCTTTCATAATACAAATAGAGGGTGAATAAAATCCACCCTCTACCTATTCATCTAATTAATTAAGATATTTCAGTATGAATTTCAACACCGTGCAAATCAACTAATTCAGTAACAGCCCAATAACCATTAGCTACTATAATTGTTGATGCAGACTTTTCATCTCGTTCACTTTTAACTTCAATAAAAGAACCACCACCTGTATCAACAAGTCCTGCCCCTAAAGCAGTTTTAGCAAATACAGCACCTTTTTTCTCAGTTGCATCTGCACCATTTGGCACTTGTGAAGAAGTGTAGAAATTAACACCACCTAATGAAGTAACAAAGCCTGTACCAAATATTTGGTCACTTGCCGTATTATTTGAATTAAATACTGCATTACTACCATTAACAGCAGAACCGCCTAATTCATTCGATAAACCAAATGAACCCCACATCTGCAATGGATGTAATACTGCTGAATAAGGTCGTGGTGCATCATTTTGTTCTAATGAACCAACTGCATCCATAATATCTAAGAATTTCAAGCCATCTGTTGATGTACCTTTTGAAGTTGCAAAGCCATCAAATAATGCACATACCGCATTATCAAATTCAGCTGATACAGTATTTCCTAATACCATACCTGCTTGTAATAATGCACCCTCTGAAGTTCCATGAGCAACTAAATCGGTTAATTCTGCATTAATATTGTTTCTTAATACTTCAATTGTATTAGCAACGGATGTCAATGCTGTTGCATCTTGTTTATCACCCTCTGAACCTGCCGCATTATTAGTAACGCTTGTTACTGCAAGTTTAGACCATTCAGGAAATGATACGCTTGTCGTACCTTTTACCGCATATTCTGTTGAAATAAGCGGAAATGTTACATTCGCTTTGTTAAATTGTATAATTGCTTTTGCTGTAGTTATGCCACTCGCATATCCTACCGCAACATCTGTATCTGTTTGGTTTGTGACCGCAGCCATAATTATCTCCTATTATTCAAGGCTTTCTCCGCACCGACAGGGTCTTTAATTGCAAACTCCTGCCAATTAGCATAACCGCCAAATTCCGCATTTTGCGTTCTCTGATTGGTTGCTTTTGATGTGTTTTGAACCGTTGTTTTTATGGTTTTATTCACATGAGCCTCTAATTTTTCTAAATTTAAATCTGAATAAATGATTCTATCATCTTCAGGTATCTGTTTCAGTAAACTTTCACGCTTACTCGCTTTATAACCTGCCCATTCTTGTAATTGGCTTTCTTGCTTTTCGATTAATGAGTTCTTTTCCTGCAACAACTCTTTTAATTGACCTTGTTCTTGCATCTTTGCTTCTTTTTGCTTCTGCTGTTCGTCATTAAATTCAGACATCTGCGTTTTTAAAGCATTTAACTCATCTTTCTGTTGCTTGAAAACCGAATAAGGTATTGAATGTTCAGTTTTAGTTTCCTGATTATCGCCAGTAGGATTGGCTTCGCCCTGATTAGAGCCAGTTGGATTGGCTGTTTCCTGTTTATTGTCATTTGGATTGACACTCATAATATAACTCCTTTTTGATTAAATAAAATAATTATTTCTTTTCCTTGATTATTTTTGTTCCCTCTTTGCTATATTCAAGAGGTACTAATTCGCATTGACAATGTTCCCTGCATACCGAAAAACCACTCTTTGGCTCTCCAATTAAGCTAAAATATTCAGCCGTTCCCGTCACGCCCTCTCTATTATCACAGTCAGGGCAAACATTACTACCTGCTGTAACCCATAAGAAATGCTTAACACCTGCATCTGCATACACATTACCGACCGCTATATCCCCTGCACTCTCTACACCATTTGCCATAATTGATTTACTTTTATTTGCAAACGCTCCGAAAATACGACCTTTGTCTTTTAAATCTGTTTTTAGCTCTTTTAAAATATTAACATCTGAAACACCTGTCGCTTCCATAAGTCCTGCAAATTCTTCAATGTCCGCTGTTGTTCTGATTACATTTGCCTCGACGGAAATCATCATATATTCTCGCAAGTCCTCAATATTCATACTCGTAACTTTTCTTTTAACTCTATTTCCAGTAAACGCTCAATCTTTGCTTTGGCTCTCGAACCAATACCAAACCATTCACGCTGTGGAACATTATCACCCTCATTATGCTTTCTGCCAATATCAACTCTCTCTTTAGCAACGCCAATATTTGCTCTTGGTTTACTCGCTGTCGCTCTTGGCTTTGTGTAGATATTACGCATTAATCCTGTTGCCCATAATGGAGTTGTTGGATGTTTATATCCTTTTTCAGATTTACTTACAATCGTGGAATCTGCTAATTTCTTAAACATTCTACCATTAATATCTACACCCTGTTCAATGCCCTCCATAATATCCAATTTAATTAAATCAATAACTAAATTAACCTCACGATGAAAGTCTAATTTCTTAAAATTAATATTCTTAGTTACTTTAATCGATGGCATTTAATATCGCCTTTGCTTTCTTTTCGCCTAATTCCCACGATTTAATAATTGCTGGTTTCTGCGTTTCCCATAAATCTAATAATATTTCTCTTAGATATTCGTGCTTTCCATTTGTATCTAATTTCATTAAAACCTTTAAATCAATTACTTGCAAGACCTTTTCCGCTTCTTCTTTGACTTGGTCTTTCAATGCGTCTATTTCTTTTAAATGATTATTGAGTATCGGCATTTCTTAGACTGAATATATTTGTCCGTTCTGCTCTTTGTGTAATTCTATCATCAAGATATGCAATAGCTTCTTCCCTTGATGCGAATTTATCAGGGTCTTTTTCCATAATATAATCAATCTTATCTTTGATTCCATTCTTAATCCACCAATCCCATTGAGCCATTTCACGCTCAGGGTCAGGAAATTCAATCTCAGTAAAATCAATATTAAAGACTTCTGGTAATGTCTGCCCCATGTGTGCCTGAATAATTGCTGATTCAATTTGATGCAGTCCTTTTTCTACAATACGAAATTTCTCGACATCATCCTGCCTTGCTTCTAATAATTCAAGGTTCTCTAATTTAATTGCAACGCCTGACTTCTGCGTACTTATTCCAAAATCAAATGCAATATGATGGTTATTGCATACATGCTGTATTTGGTGTTCAATACCTGCCATAATAGAATCAATATTAGTGGAATTAGTTATTGAATTAAGTGTGCCATCTTGTATTTCAACAACTTTATTTAATCCAAGTTGTATTTTATTTCCATCAGTCCGACCATTTACCCAATATTGACCACCTGCTGACCTTATATGATGCTGTAACATAGTCATTGATATATCTATCTGCTGGTTAGCAATAGCAATATCAGAGCCATCACCGATATTAAAATATTCATCAATTATACTATTTGGCTGAACAGTAACAAATGGTAATACTCCATACGGATTAATATTATCATCATTAATCTTGATTATCTTACCATCTTCCTGAATGTGATAATGTTCTTCAGCTGTCCAGTAAGCGAATACATCCTGTTGGTGGTTGTGAATATCATCCGTTGTCTTATGTATCGGATATAAGACACTCATTACTTGTAATGGGTTATCAGGATTTAATGTTACTTCATATTCAAGAATCGGCTTATATTCGACCTTTTCCTCGTACTCATTCCAGATACATTGAATTAACATCGTGCCAACTAAATTATGAATACGCTCAATCGTTTTTAATTGGTAATCCTTCCTGAAAAATAAATCGCTAATATCTTGATTGACCTCTCCATTATACATTCTTACAGGTGCGTCTTTATACACCATTGAAATTCTATTAATAATCTTCTTAGTAATTGAAGTTGTATATAATGGTATTTCTTTTTGAAGCGTACCCCCGAAATAATCTTTTATATATTGGTCGGTGTTTTGATGCTGATAATAATTAATTAATTTCTGCCTATGCTTAAACATGGCTTTAATATTCATGTCTTTGTAGTGGCTTAATGATTGGTCTATTGCTTGTTTGGAGTTATTGAAATATATCATGCCATATATGTCCTTGTTATTGGCTTAGTTATCGGATGCTCATATTCAACATAATAACCAAAACCATCTGAAAAATGCGTCAGTTCCTTGCTTGACTTGTCTATTTCTCTTGTTCCCTCTTTGTTCACCACTTGCTCTAAATCTCTGATTAATCCCTTGCATTTATCATCAATAATACAATCATTCATTATCTTATTAACAGCGTTCACCCTGTCCGTAACGCTCGGTGCTGAATTCCTTGCCATTAATTCAAACCCGTTCTGCCTGATTATATCATGGTCGGTATCATAAGCAGATGTCCGTTTCTGCTTTCCACTTGGATCAGGATAGACGCTCTTATATCCTGCTGAATATCTTCTGTTAATCTCATTGCATAACTGTTGTGTCATTAGTTCTTGTCCTCCAGTATGCCGTATGGATATTTCGTCAAATACTCTAATTCGTGGGGTTTGTCGATGTTCCTGTAATAATACGCAGGTGATTGGGTCGACATTGAAGTCCATACCAATCTTGATGGGTTTACTCCTGTCGTATAATACTTGTCCAGTATTCTTTTCTCTATCAAATGTATAATAGGTTTGTCCATGTTGTAGATTTACAAATTCCCCATGTAAGTATGCTTTGATTAATTGTTCATCATAATTTTCTTCTAAAGTTTCTAAAAACTCTTTAGGCAAATGCTTATTATCATAGCTTGATGCCTTAATCTGTTTATATCCAGTCTTTGGATTATCTACCCAATAACGCCATACCCATCTATAACCCTCTGGAGTGGTGGTAACAAATGCTGATAATGTATTCCCATCTCTTAACCTTGATAATAACATTTTCCACGCATAATCATCTTTGAGCAGATCGCCCTCATCAATACCACCAAATGCTAAATTCAATCCTGCCCATCTTCTGTAATTCTCTGCACTTCTTAACAATACATGAGCATAGCCACCATTCCATTTAACTTTATATTTTAAATCACTTGCTGAATAATCGTAATCAAATCCTGCCTCCCTTAATACCTGCTCAAATGTAGGTTGCAATACATCCTTAACCATTGGATAAACAGGTTCAGCCAATAATCCAATCTTACCTGCATTCAGTCCACATTCTCTAAGAGCCTTAACACATAATGCGTATGTTTTTCCTGCCCCATATCCTGCAACCATAGCTGGATATTTACTATCTGAATAAATAAAATTATGTTGATGCTGATAAACATTAAATGATGGTTGTGCTAAAGCCATTAGGAAGTTCTTCTACTCTTTGGGTTATTACTTGGGCAGGTTTGCCCTCCATACGCTCTGCTATAAACTGAATAGACCATTGGTCACCAGTTAGAGCGTTATCAACTACATTGGAAAGCATTTGATGTAGCTTTGTTTTGTTGCCTTTGACTGATTCGGCTGTAATTTCTCTCAAGATGTCGGGGATACATCTATCTTTTTTAGGTCGTCCTTTTGGATTACCTGATTTGCCTTTTACAAATCCCTTTCCAGTAACGCCACCTTGCATTTTCCCTTGTTTATCAACAGTCTTTGACAATTATATCCCAAAATTTTGGGTGAAATATAATACTAATTATTCACTACATTCAATACATATTTCTTTTTTCTGAGAACAATGCTCTTTACAGGTAGGACAAATGCCTACATCATTACCAACCATATCATCACCGCAACAGGATATTATTATATATCCTCTATCATCACATTCATTACAACCCATATTTCTTTAACTTTCTTTTTACTTTTTTATAAATTAATG